TCCATCGTCGGGGCCTCGTTGCCGTCCAGGTAGTCGACCGTCACCACGTCGTGCATGCCCTGGTCGGCCGCGCCGTACCAGCGCGTCGGCGAGCTGTCGTCCAGACGCGCGTCGGAGATCACCTCGAAGGTGCCGCGCACGCTGTTCGGGACCGTGTTGTTCTTGCTGTTGGCGCCGACCTCGTACTCGCTGTCGCGGACCACGTTGGCAGTGCCTTGCAGCGACACCGGCACCAGCAGCTTGGCGAGGCGGATATTCAGCGCGCCGCCGCTCTTTTCACCCACACCGATGTCCTTCTGCCGCGCCATCGCGACGCGCATCGCGTCAACGGCCGCGGTGGTGATCGCTGACCCGTCTGCCAGGTTGCCATGGTCGGCATGGAACAGCGCCTTGCCGTCGGCCATCGGGGCGTTGCCGGTCAGGACTGCGTAGGCCAGGTTGCCGATCGTGCGGATCGCAGCGCGGCCCATCTTGCGCGGGATGCGGGTGAAGGCGTCCAGGTCGTCATTGATCACCGCCTGGCGCGTGATCTTGAAGATCTCGCCATAGGTGCCCAGCACGCGGGTCTCGGCACGCTCGCCGATGGTGATGTACTTGTACTCGCCACCCTCGGGCACCTGGCGCAGCGCCGGGAAGCTGCCGATGTCGACCATCTGCATCGGCTTGAAGTCCGGCAGCGTCCCCCTCGTGGTCCAGAGCTGGAAGGTCTCCTCGGCTTCGTCGTAGCCCTTGAGCATCGCCTTCTGCGCGACATTGGCGAGCAGCGCCGGGAAGTCTCCCGAGCTGTGCGTGAAGGCCAGCGCAATCAGGCTCATCCGGTCTGTGCCGGCATGCTTGACGCCGTGCGCCTGCAGCGAGGCCCGCGCCATCTCGGTCAAGCTGTGGCCGCGCCACGGGTTGCTTGTGTCGTTCTTGGCGAGGCCCGCGCGGATCTCCAGCGCGGCGGCCATCGCCGCCCTGCGCTTGTCGGTCTCGTCCTCGACGGTGACCAGGTAGCCGCCGGTGACGGGCTCGGCCCCACGCGCCATCGCGTCAAGCAGCCGGGCCTTGGCCTGCACCACCGTGCAGTTCAGGTCGGCCAGCGCGGCCGTCAGCACGGCCGGGGTATCGGTGTCGTTCATGTACGGCTGGAAGGCGGCGCGGATCGACGCTTGGCGTTGGTTCTCAGCACGCACTGCGGCCTGCACAGCTTCCTGGTGCGCGGCTGCGTCGGCAAGCATCGGGGCGTTCGGTTGCGGGATGGGCTGGGTCGTGTTGTGTGCGGTCGGCAAAGAGGTCTCCTGAATGGACGAAGGCAAAGGGAGCGAAGAGGCGGTAGAGCGAGAAGCGGATGCGGCCAGCGCAATGGGCGAAGCGGTGCCGCGAGAGCTGGCCCAGGCGAAGCGGCTCGCGCTTGCGCTGATCGGCAGTGCGGCAGTGGTGGCGTCAGCGAGCTTCTCGTCGACGGCCTGACCGGCGTTGAACCAGTGGTCTTTGCCGTCGGTAAGCCAGGCCATGACCTCGTCGAGGCTGCGACCGGTCTTGCTCGCGTAGCTCGCGGCCATCGCCTGCGACCACTTGTCGAGCATGTCGGCGTACTCGCGCAACTCGACAGCGTTACCGGCCATGCTGCCCCAAGGTGCATGGATCATCAGCATCGCGTTCTCGGCGATTTCGATGCGGTCACCAGCCATCGCGATCAGGCTGGCGATCGACGCGGCGATGCCGTCGACCGACACGGTGACCGTGGCCGGGTGGCGTTTCAGCGCGTTGTAGATCGCGATGCCGTCGCTGACGGAGCCGCCGTAGCTGTTGAGTCGAACGGTGATCGTCTGGGCGTCAAGCGCAGCAACAGTCTGGACGAAGTCCTTCGCGGCGACGCTGTCGCCGTACCAGGACTCACCGATATCGCCGTAGATCCAGATCTCGGCGTGCGGGACGGTAGCGGTGGACTGGGCCGACGCGAGAGGCCGGCGGTGGATGCTGTACCAGGGCGTTGCGCTCATGCGATGACAGGTGCGTTTTGCATATCGTCATCGTCGCGGCATTGCAGTCCGATTGGCGGGGGCAGGACCGGACGATATTGACTTTGGAGCACCGTCCAATTTCAGATCTCTTCAGCAAGCTTTAGTTGAGCCATGCGTACAGAAAACTCACACTAAAAACTTGGCGATATGCACACAGGCGCAACTCAAACTTCAGGAGATCGGATCATGGCCCGCGTACTTATTCAGCAAACCAATACAAACCTTCCTGTGCTGAGCAAAGGAGACATGAAGAGGATAGCCAGCGAGGTCATTGACAACATTGGCAACGTCTCAATAGTCATGCGCGAGAAGAACAACATCATCATTGGTGAGCACTTTCGCCTCGACGCCAAGCCAATGAGCCAAGGCGGCACAGGATTCAAGATCGGCGACTACAAGGTCGACATCCAGACGGTCGAGAAGCAGAAGAAGTTGAGCGTGACAGTGGCCGAAGCATTTGTCTCACCGCTGACGCCAAGCGCGTCGCTCCAAGACTTGAAGGACGCGCTGTCGGACTCCTTCGGGCAGAGGAGCATCTACCGCGTCACCTGAGACTCCCGGACGTCGGGAGCTGGCGCCTCTACGATTGCCGAGTCAGCGCTGGCAGATCAAGTACACCGTCGAGCGTGACAGCTCGAACATGCTGCAAAGCTCGTCGACGTTGCGGCCATTGAACAGGGCACGGATGCGCGCGTTGCGTGCCCTGCGGTCTGGCGCCGGGACGTAGATGTCATCACCACCGAGGCGGGCGCGCAGGCCTTCGACGATCTCCCGAGCCATCGCGCCTGCCCATGGGTCGCCGACCGCTAGACGCTCCCGCACGATCTCGGTCATTTCCTGCTGCCAAAGGGCGGCATGGTCGATCCGCACTCTCGCAAGTTGCGGTGCGCTCTGTGGAACGATGTCGTCGAACAGGCAGAGATTCACAGGCGATTGGTCCATGCGTCGCTCGCGATAGGTGTCAGAGTCGAAGTCGGTCGAATGGACTTTGCGGCGTTGAGCGCCGGCATTACGACTACCGGTACAGGCGTCTGCACGGACATGGGGCCTACCGGTTCGGGCGCCGCGAACAGATCCGGCTCCAGCCCCGCTTCCAGCCGCGCCCACAGCTTGTCGCTGAGCGTGTGCAGGCTCAGCATCTGCGCGCAGAACAGCGCATACACCGTGCAGTCCAGCTTTTCGTTTCGCTTGCCGGCCGGCTTCAGCCAGCGGTGCTCCTCACCGCGACCGGTCTTCACCAGCATCCGGCTCTCGGCCGTGAGTTGCTCGTAGAACTCGCTGGTTAGTTCGCGCGCGAAGTGCACGTAGCCCGGCCCAGGCTGGCCGACCTGCAGACGCCCATAGAGCAGATCCTTCGCCGTGTCGGTGCCGACGTGCCACAGCCTCACGCCCTTGCGGATCGTCTTGCCGCGCTCGTTCACGTCGACCAGGACGCTCGCGCTCTTGATCGGCCGCCCGAGCCGCGTCTCGCCCTTCACCGCGTACAGGTTCTGGTTCGGCCGGTTGCGCACGAACACGTAGCACTGGTGCGTGAAATGGCCGCCCGTGTCGATCGCGACCGCGTCGGCCGACATCTCGACGCCGCACACGTGGCGGTAGGTCGCCTTGATCGCAGGATCCAGTTTCAGATCCCATTCGCGCTGGTCAGCCGGGTTGCCGTAGATGACCAGGTCATCCACCACCCACATCTCTTCGCCGCGACCGAAGCCCCACACCACCAGTTCCCAGCGGTCGCCCTGGACGTCCACGCCGATCGCGAGCTTCACCGCGCCGCGCGGCACGATGCGCAAAGCGTGCCCGTGCTTGCCGCGCAGCGCGAGCTGGCTGGCGTCGGTCTTCTCCAGCTCCTGCTCGTAGGTCTCGCCGCGCGTGGTGTTGATGAAGGTCTTCAGGTCGCTGTCGTCGCCGGCCTGCGCCTTCTTCGCCGCCGACAGCCAGTCGCGCACGATGCTCGCCCAGGTCGCCTGCGGGCTGTAGGCGGTCCAGCAGAAGAAGGCCACGTGCATGGGCGGTGCGATCTCCTCGTCCGCAGCATTCCTGAAGCGCAGCTGCAGCTCGTCGCGCTCGTCGATCCAGATCCCCTCGGCCGACTTCCAGCGCCCCTTCCACGCCGCCAGGTACTCGGCCTGCGTGATGCACACGCCGCAGTGCGGGCAGACGTGGCCGACCGTCTCCGGGTCGTTGTCGGTCCACTTGAAGCCATGCCGCGCTTCCTTGCCGCCCCAGTCGAGCGTGTGCTCGTCATCGCAGTGCGGGCACCGAATGAAGTACTGGAAGCGCACGTCGGCCTGGCTCTCGCGGTCCTCGATCAGGCTGAAGCCCTTCAGCTTCGGCGTGCTGCCCGCCACCGACTTCGGGAACGTCGCGCCCTCGATGCGCTTGTCGCCCAGGCGAAAGGGACTGCCTTCCTTCTCGATGTCGCGGTCGAAGCCGTCGGTCTCGTCGTAGTACACGCAGTCCACCGTGATACGGCGATAGTTCTTCGCGGCCTTGCCGCCGCGCAGGTGCAGCAGGCACCCCAGAAAGCGCTTCTTCTTGATCGTGTTCTCTTTGGACTTGCGGTTGAACTTCGGGAACACACGGCGCATCACGCGCACATCGCGCAGCATCGGCTCCAGCTCGGTCGTCACGAAGTCGTCGCGGTCCTCGTCGGTCGGCTGGTACACCGCCTGGTTGCGGCGCTTGTGCTCGGCGAAGTAGCCGACGGCCGCGAGGAAGATCTTGGTGTACCCGGTGCGCGCGGACTTGCGCCAAGTCACGTGATTGATCTCGTCGTGGCCGATGCAGTCGGCGATGGCAATCTGGTACGGGTAGGCCTCCCAGCGGCCCTGCTCGTAGCTGCTCTCCTCGGACAGGTAGAAGTGCTCGGCCATCCACTGCGACAACCGCATCGGCGGCGGCGCTTCGAGCGGGCGCAGACCCCGGCGCAGCGCGGCGTTGATCTCGTCGCGCTGCTCGGTGCCGAGGTCGGCCAGGTTGACAGGGCGATCGACCTCGATCACCTCGATAGTTTGGATCAAGCGTCTTCCTCCTCATCGGGTTCGTCTTCGGCATCCGCGAGGCTCAAGGCGGCCGCGCGGTTGCGCGCCTTGCTAACCTCGTCCTCGAAGATGCGCAGCGCCTCGGTCGGCAGCTCGACGCGGCGGCGCAGGCGCGGTACCAGACCCTGCAGCACGCTGCCCACGTCGCCAGCCATCTTGGCGAGCACCAGCTCGAGCACCGCGATCGGCGCCAACTCGCGGCGGTTCACCGCGTTGTCCATCGCCACGCGGTCGGCCTGCTCCCGCGCGAGCCGGGCGCGCTCGCGCGCCAGCTCGCCGTCGGCCCCGCGGCCCGCCGCCTGCTCGCGCAGGTGCTTCGTGTACGCGCGCAGCCAGGTCGCCGCCGGCTGGCCAGCCTTCAGGATCCCGCGACCGAGCAGCTCGCTGATCGCCTGCTGGCTCACGCCGACCAGGTCGCCGAACTGCTCTTGCGTCAGGGGTTCAGAGAGCGGGTGTTGCATCGCTTCCATGGATACAACCCCCTTAAGCAACGCCCGCAACTACGGTGCGAACGGGGTTCGAATTGCCCTTGACCGAGGTCCCCAGGGAGGACCCGACTAGGGGGGTGGGGGGTGGGGTCGAGCCCGTGTCGACCCAAGGTGCGAATGTCATGCGCCCTGCCCTCCCGCCGCGCGCCCAAGCTTCGCGAGCTGCTTCTGCATGCGCTGTTCATAGAGCGACCTGAAGCGACTGTCGATGACGCGCTGTGCCGTGCCCGCGAAGTCAAAGCGCTTGCCGTATCGCGTGCCGTTGACGAAGAGCAGCACCGGCTTCACCGCACTGCCCGAGCTGAAGCGGTGCCGTGCCCACACGCCACGCCGCAGGTGCTGCATCTTGTCGCCGGGCTTCCACGAACCGCGCCCCTGCCTCGACTCGCCACCGTGCGCTACGAAGTACTCGACCTTGCTGCGCTTTGCCTTCGAGCGCTTGCTGCCCGTGGCATTGGCATCCGATCCTGCGAGGTTGAAGGCCTGCAGCTGGCTCAGGATCTGCACGATCTGGCCTCGCCCCATGTTGCCGTAGGCATCCAATTTGGCGCCTGCGCCGGGCACCGCCCGCTCGTTCTTGCGCATCAGCCCGGCCTGCACGAGGATCTCCTCGAAGCGCTTCAGCGGTCGGTTGCCGCCCTCGATCTGAGGCAGCAGGTAGTGAGGCCGCGATGTGCCGTCCTTCAGCCACACCATTGCCTGCAACTTGGTCCGGCTGGCGAACGTCGTGCGCAACGCCCGCAGCGTGAAGGCCGTCGGGTTGTCGAAGCTCGAACGGATCGCGGCCACCTGTGCGTCTCGCACCTCTCGCGTGGTGTCGTTGATGGCCTGCACCATCACGTTCGGGTGCTCCTGCTGCAGCTCGCCGAACGCTTGGGCGATCTGCGCTGCATCGAAGCGGATGTTCATCCTCAGCATGTGTTTTCCCCTGATCAGTCCAGGCCGCCGCCGCGCTGCGCCTTCAGGCTCTTCGTGGGCGCCGGCCCCTCCCAGTCCGTGAAGCGCTGGTGGGCGCCATCGAAGGTGAAGTTCAGCGTGTCGGTCGGCCCGTTCTTGTGCTTGACCACGTGCAGCTCGGCGTGGAACTTGTTCGCCTCGGTCGGGTTGCGCCGGTGCTCTCGGTGCAGCAGCCCGATCAGGTCAGCCGCGCCCTCGATGTCGCCGCTGTCGCGCAGGTCGCTCATCTGCGGCGGACCGCTGCGCTTGTCAGCCTCGCGGTTCATCTGCGACAGCAGGATGATCCAGACGCCGAATTCCTTGGCCGCCCGCTTCAGGCCGTTGGAGATCTTC